GTTAGTAAATTCTTTAACGCCTTCTTCTGATCTTGAAGTTCCTTGCGGCGTTCTTCTAAGGCTTCTATCCTATAAGATATTTGACGTGATTCTGCCCGAATCAAATCAATCCTAGTTTGTATTCTTTCTGTATTATCGATTTCTTTTTTCATAAGTAAAACATATACTAAAGGTTTTGTTCCAAAATCCTAATGAGATCCAAATTGTGCGAACTGACGAATCCTTAAACGTTTCAAAGAATAAAGATGGGATGAGGTAATGTTCCTCGACTGTGAATATTTTAATGTGTTTCATAATTGAACGAAAGTTGCGTCTTTTTCGTAGAGGTAGCCTATATGTTTCTTCGTCCACCTCCGATTTGAAAACTCTGTATTTTGCGGTAAATTCTTGGTCGTCCATTGGAAATCGTATTCGTCTTGCAGCATCTTGCTGATGTTCCAAATATAAGCATCTTTCTTTATTTCTGTCAAATATAAAAATTGCTTACCTAGCTTTTCGGCGATGTCAATATTCCAATCAACTTTAGCTTTTTCTATTATCCAAGGATCGTATCTTTTTAGTCTGCACTTAACTTCGATAATATAGTGCTTGCACTCGAAGTCATAGTGGCAATGTTGTTCAGTTGGCGTAAGCTCGCCGATGTTGGGGTATACCTTGTTTAAGGCTTTAGCTACTGCTTGTTCTTTAACTTTCATAAAGTAAAAGGTGTAGGTGGTTATGAGGGCAATGAAAGAAACCCACCAGCATCTTAATAGCTGGACTACCTACACCAAAGTTATTTGAAAAGTCCTTGAGTGTTATAGAACTTCAGAAGTCCTTTTACATCTCGCTCACCTTCACGGTTCTTTGCTATATTGTACACCATCCTAATATGATGTCCCCATCCGTCAACATCTTTTGACATTTCTATGTCATCTTTTTCTGACCACATCAGAATAATCACATCAGCATCATTCTCAATATCTCCCGAATCCTTTAGGTCATAGATGGCCAACCCACCTTCTCTCTTTGCTCCTTCTCTGTTTACCTGGCTGAGAAGAAGTATTCCTACATTTAGTTCCAATGCAAGCTGCTTAATCGTATGTGAAATATTAGCAATGGCATCATTCTTTGATTGGTTTCTTGAATCGAATGGAATCAGTTGTAAGTAATCTATTACTAGCAATTTTACTTTGTGCCTACGAACCATAGTTCTAGCATAAGAACATAGCTCGCCGATTCCTTTGATACTATGGACCGTAAAGATCGGCATCTCTTTGACTGCTTCACATCCTTCTCTAACTTTGTCCATATTACTGTCACTTATCACACCTTCTCTGATTTGTTTGAGGTTAAATCTAGATCGGCACGTAACAAGTCTTCTGACTACTTGCTTTTGCGGCATTTCTAGGCTAAATATACCACAAGGTGTATTGTCCAAAGTGGCAGTTCTAGCTACTATATTTAAGGCCAACTGAGACTTACCACAACTGGTTGGAGCAGAGATAACAACCACCTCTCCAGCACCTATGCCGCCTAGCCCCAATTTGTCGTCTAAATGGCTTATATGGGTCTTTACTACATCCTCCTTATACTCCCCTTTGAGTTGTTGTTCAAACTCGTCTGAGAGCAAATCTACGCTGTTTTTGATGCTCATATCAACGGAATCACATACTTCTAAGTTCAGTAGCTCATTTTCGACATCTCCCCGGATACTTTCGGGACTCTCGGACTCTTCTTCTGCTTTCTCCAGGGCGAGCCTAAAGGTGCGAATCATTTGTCTAAGTTTAGATTTTTCGGCTACTGTCTTAGCAGCAAACTGTCCTTGAAGTGGCGAAGTGGTTAGCTCCATCAATCTAAGGATTCTATCAGTTCCAACTTCGTCTAGTGAAGAGGAACTTTTCAGTTCCTCCACTAGCGATAGATCGGTTGGCACAATTCCTTTTTGTGCTAATGCACTTATACTTTTGTATATTAACTTATGACTATATAAGTAGAAGTCATCTGGCTTCAACTTAGGGGATATAAGGTCATAGAAATCTGTATTATTGTCAGCTAGACACTGTGCAAGGACTTGCTCCTCTGCACTCACATTCTGCGGTACTTTCAGTTCTGTTTCGGGGATCATCAAGGTGTTCTTTCATTGTCTTGAGGCACTGTCCTAGATACCTCAAGTTATTTCTTTTTTCAATATTATCTTCGCTATCAGTAGCTGTTTTGTACAAGTGGTTTGCTAAATCCACTGCATCCGTCATTTGGTTGAATAATTTAAGTGTCATAGAGTTCTATACTATCACAGAAGTCTAATTTATCTATAAATATCATCAAGCTCTTTTGGTAACTTGTTGTCCTCTATAGCTTTAAGAGTCCACATCCAACAAGCGATATTCCAAAGCACTGCTCCGAAGTGATCTTCGGACTTGTCTCCATCTCTGCATTGCATCAAATGTCTGTATGCTGCATCACAGTATCTAGAGGTTGGAATGCCCTTACGCCAATTATCGGGACCGTACTTAGTCGCTCCGTCTTCAAAGCGTTTGGCCATTGCCATTATAGCACAAGTGGGTATCATACTTGGTAGACCTTTACCTTGCATAGAGTCTCGAACTGCCCCCGTATCGAAGGCAGTTCTTGCTCCACTGTCTGGAAGAACAGAACTCATTAGAAGGGTGCTTCGTCTGAGTTTGTTGCTGCTACTTCCTTCGGTTTAGCTGGTTGAATAGCTAATGATAGGTACTTACCAGCTTTGTCGCTTGACTTAGACCAAGCGGATAATTGATAGTCTTTACCATCAATGTTAATCGGTCCACGAAAGTCGGGTTGACTTTCCTTTTCCTTATCGTTTTTGAACAGTGCACCTCTGTTTGTGTTATCGTATTCTGCCATAAATTATAAAATATCATCGAAGGCATCAGTCTTTTTAACTGCTGGCTTTGATTGGGTTCTAGGTTTGGATTGAGTCGGTTGAGACTTTCCGTGATCATTAGTCGCATCGGGATCTTTTGTATCATCGATAGCAAACAATCCATTCAAGGCATACTTGCGAGCATAAGAACTAGCAGAGCCAGTGATCTGTGCTTCGTCCATACCTTTCTTTACTTCTGCCTCACGAGCAAAAGCAGTGGTGGATGCGATCTCTCCCTTATGGGATTCGTGTAAAGTAGCGATGGCCTTTACGTAGACTCTGCCGCCGACTTCAACTATCTCGTCACTTACTGTTAAGTACGAGTTGTATTTATTCAATAAAGGCTTTACTGCCTCTAGTATATCTTCGGCTGATCTGTAACGATAACCACCGAACTTATTAGTCTGACCCTTGGGAGCTTTTAGTTCCGCTTGGATTGACTGAAGTATTTTTGGTTCACTCATTGTTTTAGATATTTTTTATATAAGTTAGTTCGATCTTTTGAGTTGTTGCACTCAGCGATCTGTTGACGATTAACACCTAATTTCATTAAGATGTCAAGCTGAATCTCTTTCTTCAGTGAAGAAAATCTTTTGTACAGTTGTCTGTATCCTTCGGGATGAAGTAATCCACTAGATGGTTTCTCTAAGTATGCTGCCATACTTCTAAGTACAGTCGGCAATGAACACCCCCGGGCATTTTTTGATAAACGCTTGTGTGCGTTTTCTATTCTACCCAGGAATGCATTGCCTTCCGATGATACGACCCCTCGTACTTGACCATTATTATGACAATGATCGACTACCCAATTACTGTTCTCGCAGTTCAGTAAAGGACAAAAGTGTGGTTCGTTTTCTTTTCGCCAAGCAGCGAGTTTATTTTGAGGGAGGTACTTCACAAACTGATATTATGTTTATATAAGGTTTTTTCTTGAAAAAATCTCTAGCAGCCTTTTCATCCCTTGCCCATCTATGACTCATACCACGATAATCGGGTGGCATATCATTGTGGGAGTATATTATCTCATATTGCTTCATAGGATTCTATTTATCAATGTAACAAATGCTTTACTAGCAGTTTGTGGTACTACTCCATTTCCGAGGAGTCGAAGTCTGTCCACCCTATTGGAAGACCCATTAGCTGCTCCACCCAATCGGGGTTCAACTTCAATGACCCTTGGGGCTTCCCACTCGTATTGAGGTTCGTTTGGTCTTGCTGGGTATCTTGATTGTTGTGCATCCCGTGAACTTGTTCCCCCAAGTTGTGCTTGCCCCGATCCGTCATCGCTGCTCGACTGTCTTGTTCCTTTGGAGTTCCCCAATTTATTACTTCCTCCCTTAGATTCTTGCAACCCCCTTTCTTCTTGGCTTCTGCTAATTTTTCGGGACTCCTCGCTGGAAGCACATCCATTGTGTTCGGTGTTGCCCAATTCTTCACTTGTTCCGTCAGACATCCCTCCACATACTTGCGACCTATGCTCTCTCTGTACTTCTTGCGTTTCTCCATCCCCTGGGGTGTTCTCTCGATGTCCACTCCCGTTGGGGTCAACCATTGCTTCGATGCTTGATGTATTACTGCATCCCTCAGTTTTACTGACCACTTTACTCC